TAAAAAAAGTTTATATATTTACACAAACATTAAAACTTTTAACATGAAATTTAATTTAAATACAAAAGAACAGAATGCTATATTGTATGCTGTTACTTACACACTCGCGAACAAAGATGACGCGATGATGTCCACTCAAAACCTTAATAGCTTGTACGATGTACTTGATATGTTTAAGATAGAAGAAGATAAGCGATATGGATTATATAGCGGAACTCATGAAGGACTTTGATAGGGCAAGGATAGAAAGTATGAGCAATAGAATATTAGAATTAGAAGCTCATATAGAAATTTTAGAACAACAATTAGAATTATATTATGCAGAGTAAGATAACTCAAATAGAACCGAAGGGTACTTATACAAATGCATCAGGTACTTTTAATAAGTATCAGGTGTATCTCGCCAATGGTAACAACTATCAGTTTTTAGCCAAAGGCGATTTTAAGAAGGAAGTCGGACAAATAATCGACTATGAAATTACAAATGAGCAATACAACACAGCGAAGCTCATATACAACAAACCCATACAGGCAGCACCGACTGCAAACAGAGAACAAATCATTGTTCGTCAAAGTATGGTAAAAGCTGCTGCGGACTTTCACGCATCAAGACCAAACGCAGATATTCAAACAGTAATTCACGATGCGCAACTATTAATAAACTTTGTGAACAATGGGTAGTATTATTGGAACAGTAAAGAGAGTAGGTCAAACTACTACAAAAGGAAATTATCAATTTAGAGAACTTGTATTAAACACTAAAGAGCAATACCCTCAGATATTAAGCGTTATATTTTCAAACGATAAATGTACGACTTTAGACTCTTACAACGAGGGCGATCATGTAGAGGTTCAGTATAACCTTAGAGGTCGTGAGTGGACTAATCCACAGGGCGATGTAAAAGTGTTTAACACAATCCAAGCATGGAAAATCCACAAACAAGCAGAAGGTGTCGAAGCCAAAGAACACGCACCTGACAGAGCAGATTTACCATTTTAACAAATAGGGGGCTAACCACCCCCTTTTTTTATATAACTTTACCAAATGCTAATAAACTTTGACAAACATCTCAAGAAACTTAATGATATACGAGCAGGAAAAGTAAACGAGGGTTTACGCTTAGGGGTTGATAGATTAGATAATCACTTTAGGCTCGTATATGGTAATATGAATTTTGTGTTGGGGCATGCCAATACAGGGAAAACACACTTAGTATTTTACTTAATGTTTCTGTACTCACTTAAGCACAATGTCCGTTGGCTTGTGTTTAGTAGTGAGAACGAACCCTATGCGCTCATCCGTAAGATTATAGAGTTTGCAGAGGGGAAACCAATTAATCAAATAGAAACAGAGGACTTTCAAAAGCAATACGAATGGGTATTTGATCATTTTAAGTTTGTAGATACCGAGAAGTCGTACACCTATAAAGACCTTTTAGAACTTGCAACTGCTGTAAAGAAGGCATGGGATTATCAAGGGTTCTTAATTGATCCACTTAATAGTTTAAAAAAAGACATTCCTAAGAACTCTAATAGCTATGAGTATGGATATGAAAGTCTAACTGATATACGCATATTCTGCAAACAACATAACATTACAACTTGGATATGTGTTCATGCGGTAACCGAAGCTCTAAGAAAACGACACCCACAAGGTCATTACTACTCAGGTCATCCGATACCACCTATGGCTTCTGATAGTGAACTCGGTGGACAATCTATTAACAGAGCTGATGATTTTCTTGTGATACATAGATACATCTACCATGAAACGGATTGGATATACTCAAATCTATATTCAGCGAAGGTAAAAAACCAAGAGTTAGGATACAAACCTACACCAATAGACGATCCTGTAAAGTTTAGAAGTATCTTAAATAATGTAGGATTTGAAATAGATGGAAAAAATTTAGTAACTTACAATACCAAAGAACAAACAAATTTACCATTTTGAAAACTACTTTAGAGAAGATTGCAGAGAAGCACGATGATTGGTATAGGATTGTGTTATCCTTCGGTTGCAAACAATCCATAGCAGAGGACATTGTCCAAGAGATGTACCTTCGTATCCACACTTACATTACAAGGGGCGCAGATATAACTTATGGTGATGATATAAATCATATGTATGTTTACAGAGTTTTAAGGGGTTTGTTCATTGATCTGCACCGAAAAGAAAAAAATATAATCAAAACTAATATAGATAACCTTGTTGACTATGTAGATGAGCAAGGCGAAACAAAACAGGTGGACATATGCGATGCCATGAAACAAATGGATAATCTACTTGACAAAACCTTTTGGTATGATAGGACTGTGTTTGAGATAATTAGCGATGGTATGCCTATTGCAGAGTTGGCACGAAAGACAAACATATCTTATTATTCTTTGTACTTCACATACAAAAGAGTTAAGAATTTAATTAAAAATAATATAGAATGGGATTAGGAGATATAGTATATTTTTTCACAAAATACACAGGAATACGTTATATAGTAAAGAGAATATCCAAACTTATGGGTAAAGACTGCGGGTGCAATGAGCGCAGAACCAAGTGGAATAATTTTAAGTTTTAGTATGCCAAAAGGACAAATGACCAAAGAGCAAATAGATAGGTGGAAACCCTACGCTAAGATTACAAGTGGTAGCATGACCGAGAAGCACTACAAGCTCATCTGTGAATTACACGCAGACCTATACGCACATAAGTACCATGAATTATGTACTTGTTCACCTAAGCGTTTAAAAGAATGGATATTTCAAATAAACAAGATATATGACTCACAAGTATGAGCAACCATTAAACGAAGCCCTATACAGAAAGCTAAACAAAGACAAGAGTGTTAACCACTTCTTTCAGACAAAGTATGTAGGTAAGTGCATGAAGCTAATAAGCGACTTCCACAAATACCACGAAAGCAAAACACATAAGGATTGGGAATACTCGTATAAGTGTTCAGTAGGCTTCAAACAACTATCCTATGTAAGCCAACGTATTCACTTAAAAAATAGATGGATACCACTCGAAGAGGTTAAGCAATATGTTTTCTATCGTGTTATCGGACAGACTTGGAACGGATACCAACAAGAGCTTAGTATCATTGAGGAACTAAAAGAAGAGTTTACAAACATAGATATAGTCAAAACAGACTTTGAAAAAGACCATACCTATTGCATAGACGCTGAGATTATAAAAGATGATTACATTGTCTTAGGAATACAGATCAAACCTATTTCCTACAAGATGATGAGTACAGCCTACCAAAACAGAGCAAAGGCAAACCATAAACAAAAGAACGATAACTACGCTCGTGTGTTTGCCCCCTACGTTTATGTTTACTACGATGACAACGGAATTGTAGATAAGCAGGAAACGATCAACAAGATAAATACAATAATGCATTTGAATACATAGTGGATACATTTAAAAGAGATTTACAAAGGGGTGAGGTTATAGAGTTGGATGTGTTGTCTCTTATAAGAAACAAATACCCAAAAGCATATAAAGTAGATGGTTACTTTAAAGACTATGATTTGTATATACCTGAGATTAATAAATCAATAGAAGTTAAGTCTGATGAGAAAAGTAAGCATACAGGTAACATTTTAATAGAGGTAGAATTTGACAACAAACCATCTGCACTTATGACTTCTAAGGCGGACTATTGGGTTTGGTGGGATGGGTATTCTTACAAATGGTTTACAAGAGATTTAATACATCAATGCATTAAAGAATTAAAGCCACCTTTAAGAAAGTTTATAGGCAAAGGGGATACTAAGTATAAAAAAGCATACCTAATAAAAAAAGAAACATTATATAATTATTCAATTAAATTTTAAATTATGCCATTACCAAAACCAAAACCAACAGAGGACAGGAAGGACTTTATGGCTCGTTGTATGGGTAATCCTACAATGGTTAAAGAGTACCCCAACACAGACCAAAGACTTGCTGTGTGTGCTGTTCAGTTTAGAAAAAAGTAATTAAATTTTGTTAATAACTAAAAAGTTTATATATTAGCATTATAATTAAAACATTAAAACATTATGATAAATATAAATGACATACCTAAATTAAGCGACAAACATCTCGATGGTGCTTATGAAACTGCGCTTGACCTGTTGAAAGAGATAGTGATAGAGCAACATAAAAGAGAAAACAAAGGGGCTGGATAGCCCCTTTTCCAACATTAAAACTATTATATGAAAAAATTAATCAACTACTTAGAGAACATAGAGAACTCAACGTATCTTGTATTGATGGCTCTATGCTTTTGGATTGCGATATTAGATATTGCATTATTAACTTATATTATTAGAGCATGGTTTTCAAAATAACACCCACAGGATTATACATCGTCAACAAAGGCGAAAAGATAGAAGTAATGACTCAGGCAGAGTTTAATTTATACTACACTCAAAATGTGTGGTGGGCTAAAGCTAAAAAGTTTTTAGGGCTATGAAGATAGACTATGCACAGATAGGACTTATAGGAATTATTATATGCTTGATATGGATTTTGGTCAGTTGCAATATATGATTGACTCTGCTGAGATTTTAGAAACGATCAGCAAGTGGCAAAAGAAATCAGACAACGAGGAATTAAAAAAGGTATCAGAGGCAACCTTAAGACTCGTGTTCTATATTAATCAATTAGAATTAGAGAGGTATAGCTTCAAGCGTATCCTACGAGAGGAACGTCAATCTGTTCAAAGACTTGTAGAACGAGCAAGACGAGCAGAAAAAGAGTTAGACAAATTAAAAGAAAATAATTATGGAGTATAGCGATTGGCTAAAGTACAATGAAGAACCTGAGTACGCTTGTCCTATGTGTGGCACAGAAGTCTCAAGGTTAGCGGAGTATTGTAGTGGAACTTGTTTTGAAGCAGACCAAAGATGAGCGACATAACACTACTCAATGGGGAACGCTTTAAGAAAGACAACCTATTAGACTTATTAAGAGAGGACGAGTTTTATTATGGGTATATGGCTAAGGCAGCATTAAGCTCATCATCAATTAAAATGCTATATCAAAGCCCAAAAAAATATAAGTTTGTTACAGACTATGGTTCGCCTGATAGTCAAGCATTACGAGATGGGTGGTTGTTTCACACAGCTATCTTAGAGCCTGATGTATTCAATGATCAAATCTTTGTAGATGTGCAAAGCAAAAACACAAAGAAGTATAAGGAAGCACTATCAGATCATGGTAAAGTATTTACGATAAAAGAGAAACGAGACGCAGAGAGATTAGCTGACGCCTTCCTAAGAAACGAACAGGCATTAAGACTATTAGACAATAGCGAGTTTGAAGTACCTGCCTGTGGTATGATAGGTGATTATCCCTTTAGAGCAAAAGCAGATGTATTAGGTAAAAACAAGATCATTGATCTAAAGACTACAACTGACATAAAGGGCTTCCCTTACTCAGCTCGTAAGTATGGATACGATATACAAGTATATATTTATTGTGAATTATTTAACGTACCTTACACAGAGTTTAAGTTTGGTGTAATGGACAAGGGAACTCTTGACATAGCAATATACGATGTATCAGAAGAGTTCTATAATCAGGGTAAAAGAAAAACACACGAAGCCATAGAAGTTTTTGAAACCTTGAGATAACAGCAGTTGAAAATGTAGATAAAATCGCAAAAGAATATAGTAATCAATATCCTAAAGACAAGGTTATAGTAGCAGATGCACACCAATATCTATTAGACCATTATAAAGAGTTTGACTTTATATGGTCATCCCCACCCTGCCCAACGCACAGCAGGACAAATTATTTTACTCAACACATTAGAAAGCGACCTGTCTATATAGATATTAGTTTGTATCAAGAAATAATCTTCCTTGATCATTTTTTTAAAGGCAAGTATGTTGTTGAGAATGTAATACCTTTTTACAAGCCATTAATTAAAGCTCAAAAAGTTGGTAGGCATTTATTTTGGGCAAACTTTAACATTAAAGAAATACCACAGCCAAAAGACGATATAGGCACAATGATTAATGGACACCCAAATAGAGCAATAAAAAAACCAAAAAAAATCAGGAACGCAGTTAACAATGAATTAGGTTTACACATATTGCAGGAAGCGATAAAAAGCATTGATAATAATAATAGTACACAAATAGAATTATTTTAATATGACAGAAGCACTTAAAATAGCAAAACGAATAAATAAGCTATCAGACGTAAACGTCTTTGAAAATAGCAGGTCATCTAAAGTAGTAGAGGTTAGGTCTTTGCTAAACAAGATACTGTATGATTTTAAAAACATGACCTTAGCTCAGATACGAGATTTTTATATAAACAAAGGTAAACATATGGATCACGCAACAGTATTGCACTCATTGAAAAACTTTAATATGTATAGAAGATACAACCCAAAGCTCAATGAATACTTTGATGAGATGATAAAGCAATACGAGCTATCGACCAAATACGAAAAAAGAAACTCAATAGAACACAAGATAAAATACTTGTCTGACGATAGCTTAGATAAAGCTCACGACTTAGTAAATGAACTATTTACAAAAGACCTAATAGGATGATATTATATATGAGCTTTAGTGGCTTCTTAACGACAATTGTCCTGTGTGCTTTCTTTTGGTTCATAGGATACCTTAAAGGTTTTCAGGATGGGGACAAATAACTTTATATGCCTTGACGATGAATTTACTTACTCACGATGCGTGTATCAATGTAGTGATTGCGCACTATACGAAAAACAATTAGATGAAAAGAAAAAAGACGAAAGCTGAAATAGATAAGGATATTAAGTTTATCCCTATGCCTGAATGGCAGAACACTTATCAATATCACAGAACAAACAAACGAGCGTTATACGTTGACCACAATAAGAAACGATGAAGAAGAAGAAGTGGACTCAAGCACAAAAGATTGAGCAATTAGAAAGAACAACCACAAAATTGTATCTCATGGTTAATCAATTAGCTAAAGAAATACAAAAATTAAAAGGTGTACAAAATTCAGAATAAATACGTTATATACTTGAATAATCAAGTTTTTTCAAGATGCATGGAGGAGCAAGACAAGGCGCAGGTAGAAAGCCTAAAGCAGACGAAGCTAAATTAGTAGAACGCTTAGATGCGGTTATAGATAGTAACGAAGCTCTTGAGCAATTAGGTAAGCTCGTAGCAAAAGGCGATATGAGAGCGATACAACTATATCTCAGCTATCGTTATGGCAAACCCAAAGAAAGCATGGATATTAATTCATCTGAGGGATTGAATATAAACTTTAAGGACTTAATTAAGTTTGTCGATTAACATACATAAGAAATACCTACCTATATCCACAGACGATAGTAGATACTTTGTTGTTACAGGTGGTAGGGGTTCAGGTAAGTCTTTCTCAATTAATGCCATGCTTGTTCTACTCACTTATGAGCAAGGGCATACAATCCTATTCACACGATACACACTTACCTCTGCTCGTATCTCAATCATCCCTGAGTTTATAGAGAAGTTAGAGCTGATGGATTGTATTGGTGATTTCCACGTTACCAAAGATGAGATAATAAACAAACACTCAAATAGCAAGATAATCTTTAGAGGTATCAAGACAAGCTCAGGCGATCAGACAGCAAACCTCAAATCACTTACAGGTATTACCACATGGGTAGTAGATGAAGCAGAGGAACTAACAGACGAACAGAAGTTTGACACCATTGACTTGTCAGTAAGACAACAAGGTAAACAGAATAGAGTTATCCTAATACTCAACCCTACAACCAAAGAGCATTTTGTCTATACTCGTTTCTTTGAGGATAAGGGTGTACAGGAAGGAAGCAATACACGAAAGGACAACACCACCTACATACATACCACTTACTTAGATAACTTAGACAACCTATCTAAAAGTTACATAGAGCAGATAGAGCAAATGCAAAAGCGCAGACCTGAGAAATACAAGCAACAGATGCTTGGCTCGTGGATGAGTAAAGCTGAGGGTGTTATATTTGATAATTGGAAAATAGGTGAGTTTAAAAAGAAAGGTGTTAGTGTATGGGGACAAGACTATGGCTTTGCTGCTGATCCATCTACACTTGTAGAAACAAACATAGATACAGACAACAAGATAATCTACCTAAGAGAATGTTTTTACTTACCAAGACTTACCACTTCACAGATAGCACAACTTAACCTTAAACACGCTAAGGATGGTTTAATAGTTGGGGATAGTGCAGAGCCAAGACTAATACACGAGATTAAAGCAAAGGGTTGTAATGTAAAGCCATCAATCAAAGGGCAGGGTAGTGTTACCTATGGTATATCTTTATTACAAGACTATGACCTTGTAGTAAGCCCTGATAGTACAAACCTAATTAAAGAACTAAATAATTACAGGTGGTTGGAGCGTAAGTCTAACACGCCTGTTGACGCTTACAACCATCTTATAGACGCAATAAGATATAGTGTAGGTTATCAATTACAAAACCCAAATAGAGGACAATACGCAATTCGCTAAAATCAATTTTTTTTACGTTATATAGATATGAAGTTTGATATAGAAATACCTGACTCACTTGATGAAATTACTTTAGAGCAATATCAAAAGTTTCTTAAAATACAAGATAATAACGATGACGAAAAGTTTTTATCTGTTAAGATGGTTGAGATATTTTGTGGAATACGAGCCGACCACGTTTTAATGATGAGAGCTACTGACATTAAAAGCGTAGTTCAAATCTTGAGCGAGATGTTAAATGTTACACCTAAGCTAAAGACTATGTTCAAGATGAAAGGCGAACAATATGGCTTCTTACCTAAGTTAGATGATATGAGCTTTGGTGAATATATAGACTTAGATACGTTTATAGGTGATTGGCAAAATATGCATAGGGCTATGAATGTTTTATACAGACCTATTAATAATCAACATGGCAATAAGTACAACGTAAAAGAGTATGATGTAGATAACGCTGAGAAGATGAAAGATATGCCTATGAGCGCAGTCTTAGGCTCTATTGTTTTTTTTTACAATTTAGGGATGGACTTATCGAAAGCTATGATGAACTATTTGGACAACAAGGAGAAGAACTTAGCGCAACATCTAATTTCGGAAGAAAGTGGGGTTGGTATCAATCAATTTACTCACTCGCTCAGGGGGATATTGGACGATTTGAAAATATCACTAAATTAAATGTACATCAATGTTTATACGCTTTAAGTTTTATAAAAGAGAAAGCAGAGTTAGAAGAACGACAAATAAAAAGTAAATTCAATGGCTAATCAAGGTGCAAGAGGTTTCTACCAAATAACCAACACAATCAAAGATCAACTACTCGCTGATGATAACATCAATACAGTTACCACAGGCGATATAACAGACATTGACCTAAACAAGCAAACTATATTTCCACTTGCACACATTGTAATTAATAACGTAACATTAGAGGAGCAGGTGCTAAGGTTTAGTATGAGTATCCTTACGATGGATATAGTTGACCAAAGCAAAGACGCAGTAGTAGATATATTTAGGGACAACGATAACGAGCAAGACGTACTCAACACACAACTCGCTGTAATCAATAAAGTAATGCAGGTATTAAGGATAGGTACGTTATACACATCAAAGTATCAATTAGATGGTGATCCTTCATGTGAGCCTTTTTATGATAGGTTTGAGAACTCTGTCGCAGGGTGGGCTACAACCTTTGACGTGCTAATAGAAAACGATATAAACGTATGCAATTAAAAGAAACACAAGAGGCTCTAAGGGCTTTTGGTAAGTATGTAGTGCAACAGGCACGAACAAACCTTACTAAAGGTGGTAAATATGGTACTTATAATAAGTCAAAAGAATTATACAAATCAGTACAATATAATTTAGACCAAGTACAAGCAGGGTTCAGATTGTTCTTTGAAATGGAAGATTATGGTATGTTCCAAGACAGAGGTGTTAGAGGTGTCAAGGGTGGTAACTCTTTAAGTGGGTTTAGCTATAAGCAATCATCAAATCTTGTTGGCTTTGAAAGTAAGACAGGCACGTTTAGTAATTGGGCAGCAAAACAAAGATTACAATTTAGAGATAAGAGAGGTAGATTTTTAAGTTACAAACAAACAGGTTTCGCACTTGCTACAATCGTTAAGAACTATGGTATCAAGCCTACAATGTTTTTCACCAAACCTTTTGAAAAGGCATTTAACAACCTACCCAACCAATTACAAGACAAATACGCTATGGATATAGAAAACTCAATAGAAACATAATGGCAACAAAGATAAACGTAAGAAGTCCTTTTTATTTAAAGGTATCACAAACAAACATAGCAACAGCTACACTTAATCTGTATGTGTACACAGGCACGTTCGTAGCAAACGCTTCTGTGGCTGATCCTAAGTACACAATTACAAAAGATGTAGTTACATCAGGGTTTATTGTGTTTGAGGTTGCAGAGCTAATAAGAGATTATCTTGAGATAGAGTTTGATGGCTCATATAGTAGTCAGGTTGTGTGGGTGAATGCAGTAATATCTACAACAGTATCAAGTGGTTCTGCAAGTGCGACAGTATCGCCTGATAACACAAATGGCTTTGTAGCTTTTGATGGCTATGGTTACTTTCATGAGGGGACAAACCCTGAGCTATCCAAAGGTGCATTAATTTCAAACAACACTATATTTAGACTAAACGATAGCAACGTAAGAATACCTGTCTATACAGGTGATACAACAAGTGTATCATTTTTCTATCAAGGTGAAGAGAAACGAACACAAGCGATAAGCTCATCAACAAACACAAACGCACAAATTGACTACGTTACAGTAAGTGGTCAAGACGATAACGATAGCTACGAGGAACGAGTTGTAGCTGATGGTGGCACAATAGAAACATCAAAATGCTTAACAGACTTTTTAAGGCAATTAGATATAGGGCTTGTCGATGAGGTTTATGTATCATCCTCAACAGGCACAGAGGTAATAAAGATACTCAGCACAGAAGAGTGTAAGTACGAACCTTACAAAGTTACATTCGTTAACAAGTATGGTGCTTTGCAAGACTTATGGTTCTTTAAGAAATCAATAGAGTCAACCAACGTAACATCTGAACAATTTAAGGCGTCTATATTTGATCAATCCACCCTAAGCTATAAAACGTATCAGCACCAACAACAAGCGTTCTTAGCGCAAGGTAAGGATAGAATTACAATGAACACAGGTTATGTCAATGATGATCATAATTCTGTGTTAGAGGAGTTGTTATTAAGTGAGCAAGTTTACTATACAGAGATCACAGACACAGATGAGCGAGTAATACCTGTTATCCCAATAACCAAGTCTATTACATACAAGACAAGTGTTAACGATAAACTCGCAAACTATACAGTAGAATTTGAACACGCATTTGATAAGATAAACAATATAAGATAGTGCAGAGCATACAACTATTTATTGAAGGGGAAAGGGTAGATATGTTTAAAGATGAAAGCGTGTCTATCACTCAGTCTATCCAAAACGTGAAAGATATTGCTAAGGTATTTACAGAGTTTACCAAGACGTTTACTCTTCCTGCTTCTAAAGCTAACAATAAGATATTTAAGCATTATTACAACTTTGATATTACAGGAGGCTTTGACGCAAGGACTAAAAAGAGCGCAACACTTGAACTCAATAACTTACCATTTAAAAAAGGTAAAATTAAATTAAATGGCGTTGATTTAAAAAATCGCAGACCAAAGTCATATCGAGTAACATTCTTTGGTAATACTGTAACTCTTAAAGACTTATTGGGTGAAGATAAATTAAGTGCTTTATCTGAATTAAATAAATATAATCATGTTTTTGCAAAAGATGATATTAAAAGGTCTTTACAACGAGATCAATCTACACTAACGACAGGCACAGTTGACTCTATTAGTGGGGTATCAATTCAAGATAGTAGTGGCTTTGGTTCTGTTAGTGTAGGCGATTTAATTACAAACACTACAACAAATGAAAGCACTTATATAACAGGCGTTCCTGTATCAACAACCTTAACTTTAAATGAACAGATATTTACAGCAAGCGATGGCTATGAAGTATCGAACCACATTTTAGCACCTATTATTACCCATACAAAAAGACTTTTTTATGATAGTAATGGTAATGACGATAACACAGGCAATCTACATTATGATAGTGGCGAAAAGCATGGACTTGCATGGAACGAATTAAAATATGCTCTTAGGGTACACGAAATTATTAAAGCTATTGAAAGCAGGTATAACATAACATTTAGCACAGATTTTTTTAACACGACAAATGATGTTTATCACGATTTATATATGTGGTTGCATAGAAAAAAAGGCGTGGTATCAAGTGGTTCTCAAGTACCTGTATTTACAAACCTTATAAATGGTTGGACAGTTGGTACAGGAACTACTACACCATCAGGTAGGGC